TCACGGACCAAGCTCGTACTCTCACTTTTATTTTCCGGCTTCGACAGATCCAGATATGAGGTAAAGGCATCACGGTCCGATAAGACTTTATCTCCCTTCAGATAATATGCCAAAGAGAGTTTATCCTCATTCGCGAACGTATAATCCATTCCCAGACGAACCGTTCCTCTATTTACATGGACAAGGGCCCGATTATGTTGGCTTATTTCCGTCATACCACTATTTAATGTATGGCGGGCCAACATATCCTCCCCCATCACATCCCGTCTCTTATTACCATTCAACAGGAAATCTATGCTAAAGCCCTTATTCGTATAAAGTAAATTCACATGCGCATCTCCCCCCGCATGGCGATATTGGGTGTAATCCACACCCGTTTCACCTTGCCAAGAAGGAATCTCGGACTCATTCTTACTCAATACGACATTGAGTAACGCCCCCTTGACATTATATTTAGCTGGAGCGTTATACATCACCTCAGCCTTTTCGACCCTTGAGGCCGGCATAGTTTTCAGTAACTGGATTAATTGATCTGCCGACATTGTCGTCAACTGCCCATTCAAGATTATATTCAAACGACTGGCCCCTACCAGTTCCAGATTATCATTCCGCTCGATAAGCCCCGGTAAGTCCTTGATGATCTCAAAAGCGTTCGTGGCAGTCTTATCCTTCATCAGTTGAGGGACATCATACGTCAGCTTGCCTCCCTCCAGTTTCACTTGCGGGCGTTCTCCCTTTACGGTAATCTCGGCCAACTGATAATCTTTCTCCTCCAGCACCACCGTACCTACGTTGGCGGTAGTTATCTCTTTCTCTACCATATTATATAAGATGTGTTGGAAAATAAGTCGATACGACTGGTCTAGCGGATGATTCAATCGAAAATCCCCAAGCGTATCGGTAACCACGGCATCCACATATACAGAGTCGAGGGTCTGTAAAATCACCGCCACTCCATCTACCGGCTGTTCCTTGCCATCCATCACCTTCCCGGAAATACCTTGTGCCATCATCTCACCGAGACTCATCAGCAAGCATAAAATCATGTAGTAAATAGTACGTTTCATATCGGTTTGTTTTTATCATTTTTCGTTCATACAAAAGAAACGTATTCTTAAAAGAAACTATGTTACCACTCACTTACGAAGTCTTACCTTGTCTTATCAGGAATGTTATTTAGTCTTATCGCCATTTATCAACCCCAACAAAGAGGAACAAGGTAATCTAGAAAACACCTTCGGAAAAGTAGTACGAGTGGTATCCTTTGTGCTAAATCTCACCTAAGGGAATTGCAGGAAAAAGGTTTCAAGGCCGCCGTACTCTTTGACGCGAAAACGTAAACTGAACATTAAGAGGTTCTAACTGTTGATATATCAATCAAATATTTGAAGATAACCTATTAAAAGTTGAAAATCATGTGTACAAGAGTAGTTTATTCGGGAACAAACGGGATGGTAGCGACTGGTCGCACGATGGACTGGAAGACCGATATGCATAGTAACCTATGGGTGTTTCCTAGGGGGATGGAGAGAAACGGGGAGACAGGAAAGGATTCTTTAAAGTGGAAATCCAAATACGGCAGCATCATCACCTCCGCTTTCGAGATAGCCAGTACGGACGGAATGAACGAGAAAGGTTTGGTAGCTAATTTGCTCTGGTTACCCGAAGCCCAATATCCGGCCAGAGATAAGAATAAGCCGGGCCTTGCCATAACGATATGGGTACAATATATGTTGGATAATTTCGCTACGGTGGAAGAAGCGGTCTCTTTTATCAACGAAGATACGTTTCAAGTAGTATCGGATAAGATGCCGGACGGTTCCCGCTTGGCGACCTTACATTTATCGATTTCCGACGCAACCGGTGATTGCGCTATCTTCGAATACATAGGAGGTAAACTGACCGTTTATCACAGTAAGGAATACAAGGTGATGACTAACTCCCCTACTTATAATAAACAGTTGGCTCTTTGTGAATATTGGAAGGTAATTATATACTACTTTACACTATCACTAAAATAATAAAAGGACACATAACCATGTATCCTTTTATTATTCAATCGTTTTTCTCATTTTTCTTTCCCTTTCCTTCTCTTTTAACATCTCAAGAAGGGTTTTTCTTAAAAAGAGGGTCACGAGGATCTGTTTTCGGATTATAGCTAAATATACCTTTAGCTATTCCTTTCATATCTTCTTCTATGTTCGGATCTCCACATTCTCCCCTCATTATCTTATCATACAACTTATCTTGTATTGGAAACGCCTTGTCTAACATTTCCTTAAATTTATCCCAATCGTAACCCGAAGCTCTTCCCAGGGCCTCTATTGCAGCTAAATGTTCTTTTAGTTTAGGCTTGCCAAGATCTTCTGATAAAAACTGGTGATCTTTCTTAGACTTATGTCCTTTATCGTTTTTAGGATTCCTTGTTTTAAGTTCTTCAAGAACTCCCGGTCCAAGTCTTTTATAAACAATATCATTGATCCACTGGCCAACAACAGCGGGTCTCTTATGTATATTCTCCCAATCCCATCCCCTCATCTTGTAAATCATTTCAAAAAAACTGTCATTAAATATTTTCACCCATTTACTCGCCTCTTCTGTAAGGAATTGATTCAGGAATTTCTGTAGTTCGTCTTTCGCCCTATTCTTGTCTTCTTGATACCCTGTGGCTTCATCTACCAATGCTATGATACCAACTTTTGCGAGTGCCCTAACAATTATATCACATCTATTTATGACTGTTTGTTGATTGACACCTAAAGATGTTTTTTTGCTTAATGCACAATCTCTAGCATTAAGCATGATTTCGCAAATATCAGGTAATATTGTAGCTTCATAAGCCATTATTTTTCTATTTCCGTTAAAACAAGGAAACGACTTATCTTTTACCGATAAATAACCATCTGAAATACAATCATTTATAGCCTTAGAAGATAGTATTTTTACTAATTTTGTACCCGATCTATCATTAGGATCGTCAAGCCCTAAAACGTTTTGCATACCCGTAGTAGATAACACTCTTCTCCCATCCTCTAACACATAACAAGGAATCTTTAAACCATTAAGGTCTAATTCTCCTTCATACTTAATCTTATTGTCTATTTTTTCCATCGCATTAGTTTAACTGTAAATATCTTAATCGGTGTCCGATATTCTGCAAAAGTACGTCGAATCTTTCACATTCGGAAAGATGTTTGGTATTATACCTAAAAGCCGATGAGTCTACATACCTTTGCAAATGCTTCTTTGACACCCAATGATGGACACCCTTCAATGTTCTCTTTAGATGTCCCCAGAACCCTTCGATCGTATTAGTATGTCTATTCCCAATAACGTAAGCGCCTTTCTTATGATAGACTACACCGTGATCGTATAGGTTAGGATCTAAGTTTCTATAAGCTTGCCATTCATCCGAGAAGATTGTAGATCCCGGACATACAACATCGTTTATAATCGGGATCAAGGTTCCGGCTTTCGTATCGCTAACAACCTTAGCTATAACAAAGCCTTCTCGTTGCAGCATACCAAATACCGGAACCTTGTCCTTACAACTCCTGCCTCTTGCGTTTCTTACCTTCTTACTACTATGCCTATTCTTATTCAATCCCCCTATATAAGTCTCATCTACCTCAACCTCTCCGTTTAGACATTGGCTGGCATCTATATTGAAACAATTTTGGATACGTTGCAACATAAACCAAGCAGTCTTTTGTGTTACGTTAATGAACTTAGCCAACTGAACGGAAGAGACACCCTTCTTAGCGTTTATGACGATATAGCAAGCCAACATCCATTTCCTCAACGACACTTTCGTGTTCTCGAAGATCGTGTTTGTCCGGACGTTGAAATACTTCCCCGTATTCTTGCACTTGTATCGGTTTCCTTTGCATTTATAAACCTTTGAGTCTGGATCGTACGGAGACACGACATGATCACCCCATCTCTGCCTCTCCAAAAAATCAATACATGATTGCTCGGTAGGGAAGAACTTCACTAACTCATCAATAGATTTAAAATGATTCATCTCAAACATAACACTCTGATTTTTACCCTATAAAGATAATAAATTCGTTTCAAACCAGCAATCAAACCATAATCCAATACAATCATATTAAAATTGTTTTAGTTTTAATTAGGATTGTTTAGAAATAAGATCGCTATATTTGAAAATAAACTTTAAAATCTAATGTTATGGAAAACAAAGAAACATTTGAATCTGTGCCTTTTATCTGTAAAATCTTGGAATTTAATAAAAAAGTTCCTATTTGTTCAGAAGAAAATATTCCTTCTGAATTTTTGGCTGAAATAAAAGCATATCATCTACATAATAATATTATTAGAGTTAATATAGTATCTTCAATCTCTCCGTATGACTCAATTTGCGATCAAAATTTTAATAAAAAAGTTATTTATAAGTCTGAGACACAATATTGTATACAATTCTTGATCGATAAAGCAAACGAAAATTATATTAAGAATATGCTAGTAGAATTAATCTATCGACATTTTATTCATGATATTGAATATATACATAGTATGTATACAGTACCTTACGAAAATATGTTTTTACCCTCTATACATGCATTGTATTTTAATATAAAAAATGAAGAAGTTTTAGAAAATTATTCGTTGAAATTTTCAGTTAATATCCCTATCATTTTTAATGCGAATTGACCAATGTGTTACGGGTGCATCTACGGAAAGTTCATCAACGATTTTGACTAACTCATCATGCTCATCTTTGGTTAGACACGGTTTAAATGCTAGGTAGTCAAGTCTTTTAATTAATTCTTCTTTTTTCATATTTGTAATTTTTTAAAAGTTAATAAATATAATAAAACAAAAGCGGGACTAGCCTAAATCTAATCCCGCTTATCTTTTAATTTTACTGTTTAGTCTACTCATCCATTATTCTGAATAGCTCAAATGAGTAAGTATCCTCATGTGTTAAGCCATGTCCAGCGTCCCAGATCCCGTGATGTGTTAGGATCATATAAGATTTTCCTTTCATTTCCACGGTCCACTCTGAGTATATTGCATTATCAAACTCCTTATCATACTCATCGTATTTGGATCAAATTCATATGTGAATCCATCTACACTAACAATATTGTTTCTTCTATCAGTTGTTTTTTCATACCCAGTCCCGTCTTCAAAGAACGCATATACCATTTGTTCTTTGCCTGCTTCTCGAAGCCACATTCCTACGATAGAGGTATTATTGCCAACTACCTTTTCGACACTAAAACGATCGTCATCGTGGCAAGAGATAAGCAGGAAACATGATACCGCTAATAAGTATATGATACGTTTCATGTTAATCCCCATAAACCGTTATCGTATACTTGGCGAACAGCCCTAAGACGCTTGTTGACTTCTGATCAATATGACTGATCTTTGTGATACCGCCGTCTTTAGCCGCTTTTTGTACGCTTGCGTCCCCGAATGCGAACCAGCCCAAGACGCTTGTTGCCGTAGCCTCTCCTTTCTTAGATCCTAAAGGATTTGAAGTTACCGAGACTGGTGATTGAGTCTCTTGATAAACATAACCTGTTACCGGAGACTTTACCGCTGCGCAACTTGATAACAAGAATGCCGTACTGATAAATAAGAATGCTTTTTTCATTGTGTGTTTGTTTTTGCCCTCCCTGTCCCCTTCGTTCGGTGGTTCCTAAATAAAAGAAGCGTGGAACTGCAATATATGTTTCAAAAAGAGGAAAAAGAAGTAAGAATTGAAAAGAAAAGCATAACAAAAGCAAATATAACCACTAATTTACAGTACTTTATGTGGTATCAGTTTTGGGGATGACTTCTTAATTTGTTTTAATCCGTTTCAAGTTTCTTCGAGATATATGGGAACATATACGGGAATTTATTTACCTTTGCGATGTGAACCAAAAACGCATTGCCGATGAAAGTTTCCGTCTATCTGAAAAAGTGTTCCTCCACGACCTCGAACATCTGCTTCCGTGTTCGCGAGAAGAATGTGGATATAAAGGTGGTCTCGTCTCTTACAGTCCATGACAAGTACTGGGACGCAGATACCCTAAGTTATAAACGCACGACAGCCGTACCTGCCACCGACCAGAAACGCCTGCCCGAACAGATTGCCGCCATTATCGAGAAAGTGGAGAAGACCTTTTCGGACAAGGCGAACAGCAAATGGCTGAAGCAGGTTATCGAAGATGTGCTGTATCCTGCCAGTGCCTTCGAACGCAACTATCCGAACTTGCTCTACCGTGTTCATGAATATCTGGAGAAGTACGAAGGGGCTGATAGAACCAAAGAGCATATCATACGTTTCGAGCGCAAGATGTCCCGCTATCACGACTACCAACGTGAAATACTGGGCAATCGTGACTTCACACTCTTTGTGGAGACTGTCACACTGGAACAGATGAACGGTTTCCGGGATTATGTCGCGAATGAGTACCTGCTGCGCCAGGAGCATCCTGAGTTCTATGTTCCCCGTATGCTTATCAACCACAAGCCCAAGCCTCTCTCCAACACGACCGTCATCAACATCATGAACTTCTTCTGTACATTCCTGCACTGGTGCAAGAGGATGAAGTATTCCGACAACGAAGTGTATGCACTCTACGGCTGCAAGGAACCGACATACGGGGACCCGTTCTACCTTACTTCGGAGGAAAGGAATGTCCTGTACGATGCGGATTTGAATGATAATCCTAAACTGGCGGTCATCCGGGATATATTCGTGTTCCACTGCTATATCGGCTGTCGTGTCGGAGACCTTTACCGGCTGAAAAGGGAAAACATCAAGGACGGCTTTCTGGAATACATGCCACAGAAAACGAAAAAGTGTCAGGCAAAGACAGTCAGAGTCCCCTTGCACGAAAAGGCCTTGAAGATACTGGAACGCTATGATGCAAACGCAGACAGGCTGTTTCCTTTCAAGCCCATACATACCTATAATCTGGGCATACGTGAACTTTTGAAGCATTGCGGCATAGACCGCATGGTCACCATTCTTGACACGCATGGCTACAACACCGTGCAAAGACCATTGTATGAAGTCGCCAGCAGCCATACGGCACGCAAGACTTTTGTAGGCAACCTGTATAAACAGGTCCCCGATCCGAATCTGATCGCTTCCCTGTCGGGACACGTGGAAGGAAGCCGGGCGTTCAGGCGATACCGCACCATAGACGATGACATGAAGCGAAAACTGGTAGAAATGATAAACTAAGGAGGAAATATATATGAAAGTAACGGCATTCATCAGAAAGACATCGGCCAAGAACAATGTGACGGATCTGGCACGTGTCTATTTCCGTGTCCGGGATATTGGCGGAGTCGATATAAAAGCGGCAAGCGAGCTTTCCATCAGCCCCAATCACTGGAG